CAGGAACCTGCTCACGCAACTTGGAAGGGTCAAGAGCAACAGCAGTTCAGAGCGGACGGTATTGACCAGCATTGCAAACTATCTGGGCTCCAATAAGGACATGCTCGAGCCACAGCAACAACCAACTCAAGAGTAACATCATGCCATACATCATCGAGTCACCTTTCCCGTCGTTCAACGACACCGACGGCTCTCCGCTCAACAACGGTTACGTCTACGTTGGCTCCGCCAACCTGAACCCTGTCACAGACCCGATACCGGTCTACTGGGACGCGGCCCTCACCCAGCCGGCTGCGCAGCCCATCCGGACCATCAACGGCTACCTCTCGCGTAACGGCTCCCCAGGGCGCATCTACACGAACTTCATCACCTACTCCTTCCGTGTTACCAACAACAAGGGCGAGCAGGTGTTCTCAGACCTCAACTACACCGACCCGACTTCCAGCGCCGGTAGCACCTACCAGCAGGTCATTACGGCGATTGCAGGACAGACGGTGTTCAACTTGAGCCGCACCTATGTGCCTGGGACCAACAACCTGTTCGTCTACCGCAACGGTCTGCGACTCATCGTTGGCCAAGACTACAACGAGACTGGCTACAGCCAAGTCACGCTGACGGCTGGGGCCGACAACGGGGACGAGTTCGTCTTCGACATCGGCTACAACTACGACAGCGCCGCCAGCGTTGACGCGCAAGACGTCACCTACAAGCTGCCTGCGATTGACTCGGTGTTCACCAACGTCGAAGCGAAGCTGTCGGAGACCGTCAGCGTGAAGGACTTCGGTGCGGTCGGGGATGGGGTCACGGACGACACGGCGGCGATACAGGCGGCATTGAACTCGCTTGGAGCAGCTGGTGGTACAGTCACGCTGGCAAATGATGGCCGCTACCTTATTGACAGCAATCTGACGATCAACAAAAGCGTCTCGCTTGTTGGGCCGCACAAGTTTACTGGCTCCCCAGGGAACAACGCATCCGCTCCGTATGCAAGCATGGGCGGAGCGTTTATTCTGAACTCTTCAGCGACCATCACCATTCAAAGCGGAGCTTCTTTGAGTGGAGTTTTGATTTACAGAAAGGGAATGACATTCCCTGCTCCAGATTCGTCGGCGTATGCAGGAACGGCAGTTACCGTTGGGGGAGATGACGCCAGCGTTCAATCCTGCATGATTCTCGGATTCCAGAAAGCAGTATATTCTTCTGGCTTCCAAAGGCCCAAGTTATACGACCTGCAAATTGACTCGCAAAACGGAATTGAGATCACAGCTTGCTACGACATTCCGCGAATTGAAAATGTTCAATGCTGGCCGTTCGCAACTATTGCAGCAGCAGGAACACTAGCAAGACACCATAGATCAGGTTCAGCATTCTATCTGCATGATTCCGTCGACGGAGCAATGCTGTCAAATTGCTTTAGTTATGGGTATCTAAACGGATTTTACTTAAAAAATGTAGCTATAGCAAACGCCTCTAATTGTGTAGCTGACAACACAACGCTATACAACTTATCTTCTGGATGGAGATTTGAGGAAAACATCAACGGATTTAACTGTTCATCAGGAGCAAGCTATAGTTGCGGAAATGGAATTGTTGTAAATACTGCATCCACTCAGTTTGTGCCAATCCACAATTTCTTTTTGGCTGGGCACACATATAATGCAGTAGCAATAACACTTGGACATGCTGACGTATCTTACAATTATATAACAACAACTCCAACAGCCATTTCTATTGCTTCTGGATTGTCTGTTGTAAAATTTGACTTCAATACTCTTGCAACAATTTCAACGAATTTTGTATATAGTTCTGCTGCATCAACTACAAATACAAGAATTGGAGCAAACAACTTTATTGTTGACGCATCTACAGGCTCATTGGCTAGTGGCACGATTTTATCTCCTGGAGTGACATCTGCTGACCCGCTTCAAATTCCAAATCTTGGAGAGGTGTTTAATGTTGTTGGGACGACTGGGTTTGGAAATCTTGCTGGTGGATGGGCCAATAGAAAAGTAACATTGATTTTTACTGGAGCACTTACGGTTTTCAGCGGCACTGGAGCCGCTTCTAACATGCGCCTCAACGGAAACGCAAACTTCGCGGCTGTCGCAAACTCAACTTTGACTCTTCAGCACAACGGAACGCAATGGTATGAAATCGGCAGAAGCGCATAGACCTATGAACGCAACGCCCCAACAAGACCCGCCTCCCATCGACATCGAGATTCTCTGGTTCGACCCTCGGAACTAACCACACATACCTATGAGCAGCAAAGCATTTCAGAACGCAGACAAACTAAACGGAATCGTCTCGGTGTTCCAGTTCGGAGCGGTCGGGGACGGGGTGACGGATGATACTGCGGCGATTCAGGCGGCAATCAACTACGCCCAATCCAATGGTGGAGCAACCGTTGAACTTCCAGAGGGAACATACAAGACAACCTCGGTCCTCACGATTGTTTCCCCTGTTTCTTTGGTTGGCGAAAGAGGCGCGTCCATTATTGCTCCAAACTTTGCAACAGGAGCGGTGCTGCAAATGACCCCCCCTTCAGGTTGGCCGTATGACGGTGGGGTAAAGGTTGCTGGACTGATTTTCAAAGCTTCTGTACCAAGAACATCTGGCGCATATCTGGTTTCAAGCAATGCGTATTATGTAACCATTGAAGAATGCCAGTTTTTGAACGGTTACATTGGATTGCAACTTACAGGCTTGGCTGCCACAGGCTTTTACGTCAAGGATTCCATTTTTGGCAACAATACCAACGACAACATTCTTGTTGACGCAGCAACTGGCCTTCAAGGGCCTGTAGATGTTGTGTTTCAAGATTTATGGATTCGAGGCTCTGGAGCTGGCAGCCAGTCGCAATCCGGCATTCATATTAAATCAGCCGGAGACATTACGTTGCGCCACGTCAGCACGGTATGGGCTGGATCTTCATTAAAGCTGGTTCCGCCAGCAGGCCAAAGAATACAAGCACTAGTATGTTCTGACTGCTTTTTTGATTCAGGTTCTGGCTATGGAATCTACATTGACAGTACTGGAGGAACGGTTGATTTAGTAAAGGCATCAAATACTTGGATGGCAAGCAATACGCTTGGGGGTTTAGTTTTGACTGGAGCAAACCCAATCACTCAAACCGATTTTATAAACTGTGTTTTTTCTGCAAATGGAGGCAATGGAGCGTTTGTAAACACAACAGCAGCAAGCAACACGTCATTCATTGGATGCTCTGCATCGGCAAACACAAACAGCGGACTTGCATTTGCTGCTGGAGTATCAAACTTCAAGGTTGTTGGATGCAAGCTTGGGGCAAGTGGAGAGTTTGCTGCAAATACTGGATGGGGATTACTTGTCAGTTCTGGCTCTTCAGAAACCTATATTATTGCAAACAATGTTATTGCAGGAAACACTGCTGGACAGTTGTTTGATGGCGGTACAGGAGTCAACAAAATCGTTTACCCAAACGTAGGCGCAGGTACGGCCATAACCACAAACTCAGCACCGTCTACAGACTGGGGCATTGATTTCGCGAAGCAAGGAGCCGTTTCCATTGCAAACGGAACACCATACCAACTTGGCGTTGGTTCTGGACTGGTCCTTGTTCATAGTAATAGCACGGGAGATTTGGGGATGTTTTTGGCCTTTGCTGGAACTGTTACTAAAGTTTCCGGTGCAGCCACAATGGTTTCCGGTGCCGCAGGAGCAAATCAGATTGGACTGGCATACAACGGTGCATCTGGGAAATATCAAATTTCAAACGGATACGTTGCAGCACAGGAAATTAACATATCCACACTCAAAACGCGTTTGGCATCCTAACCCCATGAGCACACCCCAACAAAACCCACCTCCTATCGACATCGAACTCCTCTGGTTTGATCCTAGGAACTGATGAACCACCTCGCCCACCTAGCCCACCCGCTCATCGCCCTCGCCATCCAGTCCGCTCTCGCCATCGCGAGCGGCAACTGGTGGGTTGGCGCGGCTGCTGGGTCGTTCTACTTCGTGGGACGTGAGTACGCTCAGGCCGAGGATCGCAACATCGAGCGCAACTACGGCGGCAGGCGCACGAACATGCCCTTCTGGGGCGGTTTACAGCCCCGTGCGTGGACGCTCAAGGGCCTCACGGACTTCGTATTCCCAGCCGTCGCCACAGTGGCCATGGCGCTTCTTGCAGAGAAACTCAAACACACCCTATGAAATACATCGTTGCTCGTTTACTGGAGCCGTCCACATGGCGCGGCATCATCAGCCTGCTCACGGTCTTCGGAGTTAAGATTGCGCCGTCGCAAGCGGACGCTATCCTGACCGCCGGCGTGAGCGTCTACTCCGCCATCAACATCTTTCGCAAGGAGAAACCGTGATTGCAGACATCTCTTTTGAACCCATGGTAAACCAACTTGTTGCCCAAGGCCCGCTGGCGTGTGCGATGGCAATCGCCATCTGGTATCTCTCCCAGAAGATTCGCGAGTGCGAGGACGACCGGAAGGAGCTGTGGAAGAAGGTGAGCGAAATCTCTGAGCGGTTCTTCACCGAGCACAAATGAACATCTCGGACGCTGGGCTAAAGCTCATGCTCGACTTCGAGGTGGGCGG